CTGGATGAACGGACAGTTTGTACATTTCATCTTTTTCCCTGAATACAACTTCTTTTGCTATGTCGTAAAACATTTTGAAGTCGACGTCAAAAACGTTTTTAAACAGAACAACCCCTCCCCCGAGGTGTTCAGCTTTTATCTCATTGACCTTCATTTACGTGGTCCTTTTTCCTGCTGTTAAAAAGTGTCAAGCTCTCAGGTGCTGAACCAACTGCGTATTTTGAATCTATATATTCTTTATAGTCTTCAATTATTGTTTTTAGCCATAATTGATTTCCCATAGCCATTGTTTCCTTGTCTTCAAAAGGCTTAACACCTCTATCTGGGTCAGCGGAACCCTGAGCAAACCATCCAAGATAAGAATATCTTGTGCCTCTTGTAACTTCAAATATTTCATGCGCCCCTAAATAGTTTGCTGGCATCATGCAAATCATTCCTTTTTCTGGTTTTATGTCAATATCGAAATACGGTATTGACATGTGTCCACCAGAAAATGAATTAGGTTTTATTTCTTCCCCATCGTCAGTGCAATCGTTTAGGTAAACCAAAGCACTAAGAACGTTTCTGGTTGCATGCTGCATCTGAGGTTCTGCCCCATACCTATAGTTAACATCGTTATCTGAATGTAACCCAAGTTTTGCGCCCTTGTCATAAGCAAGAACATGGCCAGTACTTCTCCACCATAAACAATGCAAAATTGCTGGAAACATTTCCACATACATCAGTAAAGCTTTATATACAGCATCTTCGCATTCCTGAGAAAATACAGGGTCAAGACCGTGCATCATTCTTACTGGCGACTTTTCAATATCGTCAATCTCGTATATGAATCCACCCTGATTTACTACGTGAAGCGGAACCCCTTCTTCGTCATACACGTATGTAAACATTTCTTCTCTTGCTTTTGCCTTCAAAGACTCGAGATGTGTAATAACGGAATCTTGATTAATGTCTATGGCATTTTTAAAAATTACTACTCCGCCACCAAGGTGAATAGGTTCCATTTTTCCTCAATCAATCTCTAAGGCTTCATGCGTCGTGCCGTACTGAGCAACGCATCTTCCCTGGTAAACGGGATTTATGCCAATATTTATGTGGTTATTCTCTGGTGCAAATATGGAATATGGTGACTTGCAGAATCTCTCGTAGTCGTCGTATATGTTGTCTAGCCATACAGGAGGGCACCACATTCTGCTTTCGTCAGAAGAAACAATGGAGACACCAGCCTTTATGTCTTCACTTCCTTGTCCAAAGAAAGACAGGTAGCTGTATCTCCTACCAGCGGTCATTCTTGACACCTGATGCGAAGCGATATAGTTGGTTGGGAACATAACTACATCACCTTTTCTCGGTTTGTACTCAACGTCTAAATGAAAGAACTCTAGATGTCCGCCTAAAAAGTTTGTTCCACCTGTATTGTCAATCTCTTCTTCTGAATCAACACAGTCATTCAGATAAGTAAGTGAACCCATTGTCTGACGTGCCGCAACTTGCCCCCTAGGCATATACCGCACACCTTCCGTGGCTTTGTAGTTAGTGTCGTTATCGCAATGAGCGCCCAGTACCCCCTGGTCTTCATAACGAAGAATGTGACCCCTATTTCTCCACCAGATGCAACCAACGAGTAATGGGTACAAGTCTATATATCTCATCAAACATTTATAAATAGTATCTTCCATGCTGTAGAAAAAATCTTTTATATCTTCAGGTGTTCCGTGAGAAACGGGCTTCAATAGGCGTACTGGAGTTGACGGTATGTCCTCGGGCTTATAGCGAAACCCGTCTTCATTTATTCCGTATTCCTGTCCATCTTCACCGACTATATATGTCCATCGTGTGGCATGTGCTGGGGCAGCATTTTTATCTATGTAGTCAATTATTTTTTTCTGGTCAAAATTTATAACGTTTCTAAAAACAACTATTCCAGGAGCAAGTACCTCATATTGATAATTTGCGATTTCTTGAATAGCTGCGTCATCTATGACCGGTGTTGAAGGGAAAGGAGGAAGTTCATGAAATCGTGGGTCTTCTGGCGTTATCTCTGCGTTCACTAAATCAACTCCCCTATTGCTTCTCTAATCGTCCATCCTGCACCCATTGCTATTGGCTCGTCGGCCAATGGTGATTCGGCCCAATTAAACCTACCGACCTGCACACCGTCCCTACTAACTAAAAATTTTTCCCAGTTATGAGGGATGCGCGACATGGCCTGCATGGCTTTGTTTTGTCCGTCATGCGCCTCTTGACTCATGTCTGCGCGATTGTCATCATTCCTGCGCAGGAGCGGCCCTTTCAATGTTGTGTAAATAGGATGCTCGTCTTTGCCGTTCACATTGATTTTTTCTGTGATTGGAAATGTTACAAATGGATATTTTTCCTTAATAAATTCAGCTACTAGACTGTCTTCGCTAGGCTCCATTTTGCCAAACTGATTACATGGGAAACCAACGACACTGAACCCTGAATCTTTAAATTCTTCATATACTTGCTGAAGTTCCCAAAATTGACGTGACGTTCTAGCAAACGACCAGAGCGGGCTGCATTTTGGTTCGTAGCCGCATTTGGATGCAACATTGACCATTAGACATACTTTACCCCTAACGAATTCCATGACATTTTCTTGTCTATCTATATAATTAATCGGGATATCATAGATTGACAACTATGGCCTCCTGGCTTCCAGTGGAACTTCTACATAATCTCCAATACGTAAAGCCCCAACCCCAGCTGACTCGCTGAACGCAATTTTAAGACTGAATGTTTCTGTCATTGGAATTTCTGTTGCTCCACATATTTCCGTAACGCCGTTAGCGGAAAATACAGCGTTTGAAAAATCCACATTCCCCTTTGGGTGGGAGATGCTGCCGGAGCCATCTTTACTGATGTCCAGACCATATTCCTCATCTCCCAATGGAGAAATTGCCGTAAGCAACCATTTTCCAAAATTATTCATAGAAAAATTTATCTTCCGCTAAAGCGGTTGGTGGATTTGAAATATGCCAAACATTTACAACCATTACGTGGCGTACTCCGTTTGTCGCAGGGACGGTACCGTGCAGCATGTGCCCTGCATCAAAAATTACTAGCCTGTTCGGCTTGCATGCAATTCTTTCTCTTTGCTCCGCCTCGACCAGTAATGGGGCAACATTTTCATGCTCAAGAGCCATGTAGCTACCATCATTCAAAACTTTTGGATATATTTCTAAAAAACCACCACTACTAGCATCAGTGTCTGGCCCGTAATAAATACTGCCAATTGCCGGTCCATTCAAAATCTTTTTATCAGCGTAAAGGAAAGTATCCTCATCTACGTGCGGAGCCAGGTACTGGCCTTTATTGAACGTTCGGGTCCAATATTCAAATCCACACACTTCACCAACGGGGAACGGAAGGTTATTTTCCCATATTTTTTTTATTACTTGTTTTTTTATGGTGTTGGCTGGTGAATTATTCCAACCATTCCAAAACATGTATGGAGCAAAACAGCTTGATTGCTCAACATGGTAAGAGTTTATCTCGGTTGCTATTCTTTCCGATTCGCCCATTGACTCCGGGAAAAATAACTTATCTTCAGACACCAAAGAACACATGTGGCTTGATAGGTAGTTGTCTTTCACTAACATATTGAGAGGTTATCAAACCACCTACATGTCTGCCATAAAATTAGTCAAATTTGATTAACTTAATTTTTCTATTTTTTCATTCAGCGCTTCTATTGTAGATTTTAAAAATTTAAGCACTTCAACATCGTGGGGTCTTCTATTGTTCCACTCGGGAACATCTTCTGCTTCGATTTCTTCAATGTCGCTAAATTCAAAAGTTTCTGGGTCTCTGCCCACCGCAAAAATGGCAGTAATTAGCCTCTTCTCGGCTGATGCGAGGGACTCCAAGCATGCATTCAATAGGTCACTATTTGATATGGCACTGCTAAATTTCATTACTTATCTCCGTTTTTTGCTTAGAACTGAGTATATTTTACAATACAAAAGTTAATTTATTCTTTTAATAAAGGAAAAACCTAAAAAAAGTGGTATGTGGTACGAGGTAAACCTGGCATCGGCGTTTATGAAATCGTGCAATTCCGCTTGTGGAGTTGCGTCAAAGTCACTGCTTGAATAGACCATCCCTTGATTTGCCGAGTTCGAAATGAGCATTACCCCACCCACCGTAACGGAGTCCATTAGCGCCGACACGTAATCGGTGTCACCCTCTAGGTCGTCGGCATAGGCAATAATCATGTCAAAGGTCTTCTCGATGCCGTCCATTATTTGGTATTTATCAAAACACGAATATGGTACTGATGACAATCCTGCATCATCTTTACAGAACTTTTCATAAAGATGAAGATATGGACCATTTATTACATTTATTTCACTATTCATATGCCTGTGAAGCATCAGAACCAAGTGTGTATTTAAGATGCTTTGATTAATTAAAACAGAACTTGGTTTAGCCAATTCGACCGCAAGCTCAACAACTAAACCAACTGACCTAGCAAATATCTGTACTGAATTTGAAGTTCTGAGTGTCTGAAACGGCGAGTAGTTTGTAGCATCAATCCCTGTCGAAACTGCTCTCTTGTCGCTACGCAGAGATAGTACGTAATTTGATATTTCTACTATATTTTGACATGGGTATTTTGTGTCTGTGTAGTCATCAAAAGAAACCCCCTTGGAGAACGACCTGGCAACAAGCGCCGAATTTAGTGGGCTATTGTCACTCATTTTCAAATACCTCCTTGGCAAATTCTTTATTAAACCAAGACCTACGCACTCTTCGTGTCAATGAGTTGCATTCAATTCTTAAAAACTTTGTTGTGCCATGCTGTAGATTTGTTTCTATTCCGGCAGAACTAAGAATTATGTCAGCATTTCTGTAATCGTATGAATTTTTTATTTTATCGACCAGTTCGTCAATTGTCACTGTTTCAAGCTGCGAGTAATCTAGGCCCAATATAAAAATTAAAGTAAGTATGTCTTTTTGTGCTTCAATAAAAAGAGATTCAGAGTTGAATAAATTGCTATTTGCGTACGTTTCTGACGACATTTTTAGTTTCCAAAATCATTAGGGTATTCAAGATTACGCATTGTAATACACTCATACGATTTCCCAATGTTCCCAACTACCCATTTATTTTGTGAAGAATCAAATCTTGGTATCTCATCTTGTAAAGATTCAATATCTGTTGGGTTATCTCCATATGTATAGTCAGTATGGCTCAATTTTGGCAACATTTAAGAAATCTTTTCTAATGCAGACAATTGTGCAATCAATGAAATATGTGCATAATAAAGATAATGGTCTTCTTCTAGCAGCGGGACAGTAGACGATGTCACGGTATCTGCGTTCAGTCCAAGAGCGGCACAAAGGCTTAAAATTGATTTTGCCAGGTGCTTTGCTGCTCTTGCTTTCGCAAGGTCTATCTCTACGTCGCTAAGTGCTCTCATAAAATAAATTATACCTCATATGTCGAATAGAATAAGCCCTAAAGCTGCTCAGGGACATTTATCCTCGGAAGTCCAACAAATGGTTCGTGAAGAATTCGTCCGTCAGCGTCAACACCGCTTTTTATACCCTTGGCCCAGCTCTTCCAGGGGTTATCGGACTGAAGCTTGGACTTCATTTCTCCGTATTTTGTTCTGGAATCTATCTGTTCTTGACTAATCTCTCCCCAGTAATCACCGAATGACATAGAAGCTTCCGTCACGACTGAAGTGTCAAGTATTGTAAAAAACATAAATGGACTGTCTTTTTTAAAGACTACTTCTTTCCCAATTTCCTCTATTCGCCAGTTCATAAATACTTCATCTGGCCACCAATTTGAAGGAATATAAGCAGTTAACGGAATAGCTCCGTTGTAATCAAAATTTGGGCTACCGGAAACCATTGTCCCGTATGGCTCTTCGGTTTTAAATACATACCCAATATGGAATGAGAGTTGACCAATAATGCTTGCAGAGCAAACTTGCCTTCCGTCAACGCTCTTTTCTCCAGAGACTATTCGTGGAACCGAGTTTCCGCCATCCCACACTGCAACCACATCGTTCTCTAGCCTCACTTCCCAGCCCATTACGTTAGCCATGGTCAACGGGTAGCACTGATAAGCGTGCTTAGCGTAAGTTGAATCCATCCAGTCTCTCCTCACTGCCGACTGAGCCACTGTCGGAGGAGATGGATGCGTTTTTAGTAGCTTTATTTCCATCATTTAATTTCAGGCTTGATACTGGGTTAAGGTTGCTGGGTTTAGCCGAGTTCCTATGCCATCTGCGCTGGTCACTTGTGAACCGTCTGAGTTCAACCCATATCCGCCAGTTTTATGGTTTCTATCGTTCCAGTCGAACATGGTTACGGCAGAGTACTTGACGCCGCTGGTCACCTTCAGTGAAGCATGGGCATGTATGAATGAAGACGGGAATAAAAGAACGTCACCACATTCTGGACGGAATTTAAAAGAAAAATGCGGGAACCAAAGCTCACCGCCTTCGTAGTCGTCGTTTAGGTACATAATCGACGAAAGGGTGCAACTATAAGAAAACCCGTGGTCTGAGTGGACGCTGAAATGCTGCCCTTCTCCGTACCGCACGTAATTTATTGCTTCCATAAAATCCATTTTTATATTGAATCTTGCTTCGTAATCATTCAAGCACTCACGGAGTCGTGTTTCTGTATCTTCGTAGATTTTCTTCATCTCAGAAAACTCTGGCGAAACATTTTCTAGGTGCCTAGGGCTTATTTTGCAATCAACACAATCACGATAATCTGGCATTTTAATCTGGTCGCCAACCATAGCTTCAGCCCATGCAAATGGAGGAGTAGCGCCATCTTTACCAATCGTTGCCTCGAGCCGCTCTACGAGGTTTAGCTCCTCTGGAAGAATGCCTTTGTACAAAAGAATTCCTAAACGTGAATCGCCTACGTACTGAATATCCATACATCTCTCCGAACTGTGATTTTGCAAAAGTATATAGGCACAATAACGATTTAGTCAAGCAGATTTAACTGGGGTAAATGTCTACATGTTCTTGAATATATTTTTTTAAAAACATTAATTTTGGAGTACTATAAAAAGTAGTTATAGTAAATCTATTTCCTTTAATAATTTCCCTAACACCATGCATATACAAGTTGCTTCCAGGGAAGAAAAGCAAGTCTCCAGCTTTTGGATGTATCTCAATGTCGTAAGCTGGAAAATGTATGCCGCCACCGACGTAGTCGTCATTCAAGTACATTACGCACCCGACATCAATGAAGAGAGAGGAAAAATTATCGACCATAAATGGGTCAACGGAGTAGTCGTCCGTGCCATCATCAATACCTTCAGAGTCAGCATGCGGCTCCTGAAGTTCACCTGGATGCCATTTTCTTAGGTCGAGACTTCCGTCCATGGGGATTATTGGAAAGCCAAATTTATACTGGATAACTTCCATGGCTCGCTTTTGATATCCGGATATTAAATCGAATACTTCTGGAGTAGTGTCGCTCCCCACCCTCAGTATGTTCCTGTATAAACCCCTGTGAAACGGTATAGACTTATCACTGTTTTCATAATCTTCTAGACTTTTGTTTAATATTTTTGTATTGTTATTAAAAAATTCTGATTTTTTGCAATACTCAAGAATTTCCAACCTATGTTCTTCTTTTATAAAATAGTCAAGCTGAACAATATTTTTGGCAGATGCCGCTTTGTATGGTGTTCTATGTAAGCGAAATTCCTTACCCACCGTACCCATCTCCATATCTTCCATCTACGTTATTTTCAGCACCACCGCTACCTGGATGCCAAATCCCATCATCCCAACTACTTGGGAAAAGTAATTTTTGTTCTGGGGTCAATGCGTTGTATAGGTTATGAACCATACTGTGCATAACTATTAGCTTGGGTCTCGTTAGGTGAGTTATTAAGTTCCACCTAGTGCCTTTAGTTATGTGGTTAACGCTATGAATAAATTCATGACCACCAGGAAACCAAACGAGTTGGCCCGGTGTGTGTTTAATCTGAATGTCATACTCCGGAAAACACAACTCCCCGCCCTCATAGTCGTCGTTAATATATATGTTTGCAGATATGTCTATAAGGCTTGGCTCGTAACAATGGTTTGGTGAGTAGTCGACAACATAGTCAACGCCCCCTTTACCCATTCCTTCGGAATCCGTATGCCCTGGACACCATCCACCCTCAAGGGTCTCATGCCTATTGAAATAAAACATAGGCACAAGCTTTCGACCTAGCTCGTAAGACGCTAGAGCTTCCAGTTTTTTTATATACTTAATAACAAGTGGGTGTACATTGTCTAGTGAATATTCATATTCTTTACACAATTCCCTGTATGCCCCAGAAGCATGCTCAACGTACTCTGGTGATGGGCATTTCTCAGCCCACCACTTATCGTCGCCTTCTTTTGCTTTTCTGCATAAATTATCTAAAATTTTTAAATCTTCTTTTTCTACAAAATTCTCAAAAATTCTTATGCTTGACTCTGGGCTGCACTTCATTATGACTCCTTGAATTCCTTAACCGTATAAAACGAAGGTGTTGTAAATCTAAATCCAGACGTAACCATCCGGACCCCATGTAGATAATTGACATCTCCAACGAACATCACAGCCATTCCCGCCTTTGGTTTGATTTCAATATCATGTTGCGGAAAATAGATTTCCCCACCCTCAAAGTCGTCATTGTAATAAAATAACGAAGATAAATCATAAGTTGGAAAGGCGTTAGGGCGGCCATCATTAAGCTGCTTATCAGCATGTGGTCTCTGCTCTATTCCTGGTCTCCACCTCATGATTACTGGTGGCCTAGGAAGAACAATGCAGTTAAACTTACTCTCTACTTGTTTTTGCATTTTTAATATATATTTATCAACAACTGCGTGCACTTTCGGATTAATCCGCTTGAGTATGTCGTCGCTGCATTGTCTATCGTTCCAGTAGTCTGCATTATAAAGACATGTGCCATCTTCGGCGTAGATGCTTGCCTGCTCGTTGTTCCATTCATCTATTAGTGGACAAAATTCCTGAACTAAGCGTAAGTCTTCATGTTCTATGAAATTGTCAAAAACAACTATATTCTCAGCAGAGCAACCAAAAGCGCCAGGTAAAACTGGCCACGGTTCGCATTCACTAATCTCTGCGTTTAATTTCATTGATGAAATGCTACACGTATGTAATGATTATTTCAAGAATTAATATGGTAATCAGGATGATAGTCCGGCTGCAAAAAGCCCAAGTCCCCTCGCTTGCTAACATCTATTCTTTTTTCAAGCTCTTCCCATGAAATGCTCTTCACTTCGTCACCTAATTCGGGATGAGCAAACTGTAGCCAAGTACGAGTTATCGTGCAGTCTGGGTAATAGTAACCGCCAGTTCTCCATTTGCTAAAGAAATGGTCGTCATCCCCAGAGTCATTGTGTATGAACTGTTTGACCATTTCCCGTCCAGGGACATGTCCTCCGGCATTGGTTACAAAATCTTCAGAAACAAGTCTATTGCAGTAATGCGCAACAATACCTTTTCTTGCAATTTCCGGATTTACCGCTTCCGTCCCCTTATGAACTGCCCTCCCGTGCCAAACAAAGGCATCCCCTCTTTCCGGAAGTATTGTAACTACATCAGAATCCATCTCTATTCTTTTTGCCTCAAGCTCCTCGTTGCTAAACATTCCATACGGTGATGAAAATGCTTTTTTGTAGTCCATTTCCCACTTATGAGAGCCGCTAATTATCTGGATTGGGCCACTATTTATATCTGTTGTACCAAGAGAAACGTAAGCCCCAACATAGTTTTTAGGACCAATTTCATGGGAGTGAGCCGCATCGATATGCCAAGTTATAAATCTTGGAGCCCAATCAGTTTTTGAAACATGAAGAGCCACGCCAATGTCTACTGACATAAAAAAATTATTTATTTTATGGCTACATAAAACGTCTTTTATTTCATCGATATCCATATATGCTTTATCGTGTCCCCAGCCAGAAAAGTCTTTATTAGCTCCATTCTCAGCCAACCAGCGAGATTCATAAGCATTTAGATAATCTTCCTCAACGGCATTCTCGATTAAGGCAAATCCATGTTTTTCATAGAACTCAACAGTGCATGGATTTTCTTTTATCTCGCCAAATTTAAGACTAATCAATTTACTCATAGTTGGCTCACTTAAATGATGGTGGGAAGAATGGTGGGAAATACGGAGGGAAGTATGGGGGGAAGTATGGAGGAAAATACGGGGGGAAGTATGGAGGGAAGTATGGAGGGAAGAATGGTGGAAAGTATGGAGGGAAGTACGGAGGGAAAAATGGCGGGAAGTATGGCGGGAAATACGGAGGGAAAAATGGCGGAAAATACGGAGTGGAAACTACGTAGTCAATCACTTCACCGAGTGGCATTACCACTCCTGCGGTTTCAGTCTGTGATGTAACTTTATTTAGGTTCCCAGTGCCGACAGAACCAGTTGGGTCATTTATTGGAGTGGTGGCCGACGCAGAACCAAT